CATACCAATCAGTTCCTGTAGGAGACTATGAAGAAGTTTTTGAAGATGATGACGGATACCCTGACTAATGAGTAAAGATATTAATTTAATCAGTGTCACTCCTGATGCTGAACAACACATGGCATATGTTGCTCGTGTTTCTAACCCTAAGAACCAAGACAACGATAAGTTTGCTGGTCTTCTTAAGTATTGTATCAAGCACGGTCACTGGAGTGTCTTTGAGCAAGCATACATGACCATTGAGATCAATACTACTAGAGGTATTGCTGCACAGATCTTAAGGCATAGGAGTTTTACATACCAAGAGTTCTCTCAAAGATATGCTGACAGTAATCTTCTAGGAGATATTGAATTGCCAGAACTCCGTAGACAAGATGATAAGAATAGACAGAATAGTATTGATGATCTAGATCCAGAGATGGTTGATAAGTTTAATAGACAGATGAATACTCTTTTTAGTTCTGCCTTTGGTTTATATAATCAGATGTTAAAAGCAGGTGTTGCAAAAGAATGTGCAAGATTTGTTCTTCCTCTTGCTACACCAACACGTATCTACATGACTGGATCATGTCGTTCATGGATACATTATATCAATCTACGTTCCGCACATGGAACACAGAAAGAACATATGGATATTGCTAATGGTTGTAAGGATATTTTTATAGAGAATTTTCCTGCTGTGTCTGAAGCACTTGATTGGGACTAAATAATTTTACACATTATCTTATTGATATGGCAACATACCCTGTTATAAACAAAGAAACTGGTGAAGAGAAGGAAGTTAGGATGAGTATCCATGATTGGGATCAGTGGAAGACTGATAATCCTGATTGGGAACGATATTTTACTCCTGAAAATTCCCCAAGTCTGGGAGTTGAAGTTGGTGAGTGGAGAGATAAACTTGTTAATAAAAATCCTGGATGGGGTGAAGTATTGAAGAAGGCAGATAAATCTGGGGGTATCTCTGGAAGATTGGCTAGAAAAGGATCTTACGAATCTCAAACTCAATCCGCCTTTGATGTAGAATAATATGCCATCTAAATCTAAAACTCGTAAGCCAGTTGTCCCATACGGAATGAGCAATAAGCAAATGAAAAGAAAGAAACCTATTAACACGGACTTGATGAGGAAAATTACTCCTCTAACTCCAAACCAAGAAGAATTATTCCGATGCTATGAGAATAATCAGAACGTAGTTGCATATGGATGTGCAGGTACTGGTAAGACATTTATAACTCTTTATAATGCACTTAAAGATGTACTAGATCCTAAAACTCCTTATGAGAAAATTTATATTGTAAGGTCATTAGTATCTACAAGAGAGATTGGTTTCCTACCAGGAGATCATGAAGATAAGTCATCACTCTATCAGATTCCTTACAAGCATATGGTAAAATATATGTTTGAGATGCCAACAGAAGCAGACTTTGAAATGCTTTATGGTAATCTTAAGTCTCAAGGTACAATTGATTTCTGGAGCACCTCATTTATAAGAGGAACTACTTTTGATAAAGCAATTGTTATTGTTGATGAGTATCAGAACTTGAATTTTCATGAGTTAGATAGTATAATAACAAGAGTTGGTCAAGATTCTAAGATCATGTTCTGTGGTGATGCTACTCAATCTGATCTAGTTAAGACTAATGAAAAGAATGGTGTGATTGATTTTATGAAGATCCTTCGCATCATGCCATCAGTTGATATTATTGAGTTCGGAGTCGAAGATATTGTTCGTTCTGGATTTGTCAAGGAGTATCTCTTAGCTAAATTGGAAACAACTTTATGATTTTTGATCATTGCAATTACTTAGGTGATATTGAATTAGAAAAGAAAGAAACTCCTGGTTGTAGATTGTATCAACTTCCTGATGGTAGTTGGGTTCCTTCTATTACTTCAGTTACTTCCTTTTATAATCGTCAGATCTTTATAAACTGGCGAAAGAGAGTTGGTATAGAAGAAGCTAATCGTATCACAAAGAAAGCAACTACTCGTGGAACTGATTTCCATGAAGCAGTTGAAGTGTATATGAGGAACAACGAAATAGATTGGAATGAGTTTAGACCAGCAACTCAGTTTATGTTTCATCATGCCAAACCATACCTTGATAAGATAAATAACATACACGCTATAGAAAGAACCCTTTACTCTGAGTACCTTGGTCTTGCAGGTAGAGTTGACTGTATAGCAGAGTATGAAGGTGAGTTAGCAGTCATAGATTTTAAGACATCTGAAAAGATTAAACCTGAGAAATGGTTGGAAAACTATTTCGTACAGGAAACCTTTTATGCTGCTGCTTACTATGAATTAACTGAGATTCCTGTCAAGAAATTAATTACCATCATGGTTACACCTAGTGGTGAAGTTAAGGTGTTTGACAAAAGGAACAAAGGGGACTATATTAAATTATTAGTAAGGTATATAAAAGAATTTGTCAGCAACAGTACTAGGAGTCAGGATGGAGAATGAACTAGAGAAGGTATTGAAGAGTAAGTTCTTTTCATCTGCTGGATTTGCACAAGAAATTGAAACTTTAGTGCAGTTAAATAAGGATATGAATTATATTGATGCTATAATTCATTTTTGTGATAAAAATAGTATTGATTTAGAATCTGTGCCTAAACTTATTCCTAAACCATTAAAAGAAAAGATTAAGTATGAAGCATCAGAACTTAACTTCCTAAAACGTAGTTCACGAGCAAAGCTACCACTATGAATGATCCTGATGACAATCCTTTTTGGGGGGAGCCTATTCCCACCGATCTTTGGGAGGATATGGATAAACTTAATAAGTTATATGAGGAATTGGAGTGGAGTCATAGAGATTACTTAGAGATTGCCATTGAAGGTAATCATATTACTATTAGAAACAAATCTAGGGAAGGTAGATAAATTTGACATTTTACATAATGATGCCCTTTGATTGCTACAAAACATACATTGCTATGAAGTCTCATTTTACCAAAGATTCTTATGATTATCAGAGGTATGGTAACCGACTTCCTAGATTAAAGGTAACTTCTTTTTATAAGAGGAAGGATAGATTTTTCTTTGAGAAAATGTCTAGAGATTTTCCTGATAAAGAGATAGAGGAATTTTTTGTTGCTAATTTTATTTCTGGAACTGATCCTGCAAGTGTATATATGGCGGACATTATAAAAAATGGTCGTAATACTTATACACAGTGGCAAAAAAGAAATCAGTCACTTTCTTATACGTTTAAAGAGGATGTTGAAAATATTTTTGAGAATAAGAAGGTTGATGATGTGTTTGATTGTAAAAAAGGACATCCTTCTATTCTTAAAAGTTATCTAGGGGGTGACACATCACTTGAAACTATGGTAATATGTGATATAATATTTGGGTATGGGAAAAACTTTGATAAAAGATTGAATGACCCTGTGTGGGAAACCGTCAGTCGAAAAATTAAAAAGTATACACCTTTCCTAAATATTAACGTACCCCGTTACAAAAAAATCCTAAAGGAGGTAATTATTAATGGCTCTTGAAAATGCTGATGTACTGAGTGAATTGAAGGTAAGACTTGAAAGTGTTACCAAATCACTTAATGACTTGGGCAACACCCGTGTTAAATTGCAGGGTGCTATAGAAGTACTAGAACAAATTGAAGATAGTAAAGCAGCAGATGCGGAGGCACAAGATGCCACCAAAAGCACAGGCGACGTGGGCGAAGGCTCTATCGTCGATGGCGAATCCTCTGAAGGGACCGATTCCAGCGACGGTGACTCTGGAGCAAATGAGGAATAGATGAGTTTTTTTCAATCAGATGTAGTTCGTGCGGAAATGGTAGAGATTAGTGAACTTCAAGAAGAAGTTTATTCTAATGTCTTTAAGTTTCCTTCGATGCCAAAGGAAGAACAACATAGACATGTTGATATTCTTGAAAGGTTGATTGAGAAGCAACAGATTATGTACACTCGTTTGAGTTTATCGGATGATCCCGAAGCAAAGAAAATGAAAGAGCAGATTATTGAATCTGCCAAAATGATGGGCATTCCTTCTGGTACTGATATGAGTCAAGCATTTAGTCAAATGGCTAAGATGGTTGATGTATTGAAAAACCAGATTGACAGGAATGAATTTACCTAGTAACATATAAAGGTACACAAAAGCCAAATCTAAAAACAAATCTAATGTCATTTAAAGACCTAAAAAAACAGTCCTCTCTAGGATCTTTGACTCAAAAATTAGTCAAAGAAGTGGAGAAGATGAACAATACAAGTGGAGGTGCTGATGAGCGTCTCTGGAAGCCTGAAGTTGATAAAACAGGTAATGGTTATGCCGTAATTCGTTTCTTACCTTCCCCTGAAGGAGAAGAAATACCTTGGGCAAAAATGTATTCACATGCATTCCAAGGACCAGGTGGATGGTATATTGAAAACTCTTTGACCACAACTGGTGGCAAGGATCCAGTTTCAGAATACAATCGTGAACTTTGGAATAGTGGTAATGAGGCAGATAAAGATGTTGTTCGTAGACAGAAACGTAAGCTTTCTTACTATGCAAACATCTACGTTGTAAAAGACCCTACCAATCCTCAGAATGAGGGTGGAGTATTCCTCTACAAGTTTGGTAAGAAGATCTTTGACAAGGTTATGGAAGCAATGCAGCCTGAGTTTGAGGATGAGTCACCGATTAATCCTTTCGACTTCTGGCAAGGTGCAAACTTCAAATTGAAGATCGTCAAGAAGGATGGTTACTGGAACTATGATAAGTCAGAGTTTGATAAAGTATCTCCTCTCTTAGAAGATGATGATGCACTAGAAGCATTGTGGAAGAAGCAGTATTCTCTTGCTGCTGTCACTGCTGCAGATCAGTTCAAGTCTTATGATGACCTTCAGAAACGTCTGAAGTATGTTCTAGGGCAAAGACCTCCTGCACGTCGTGTAGACGAGGAAGTGGTTGATGAGGATAACTCTCGTGGTTCTTTCCAACCTAATTTTGAGACACGTAAAGCAGAGGAAACTGTTACTGCTGCTGTAGCATCTGCTAGTTCAGAGGAAGATGATGCATTATCATACTTCCAAAAGTTAGCTGAAGAATAACTGAGGGAAATTCGACTTTTTATTCCAAAAAAGTCGCAAAAAAAACTCTGGTATTTTTTTGTTCTATTACTTTTTTATTGGAATAATCTGATATTTTCTGCTTTTTTCAAGGTTTCACCGACATATTCGGTGGAACCTTTTTTATATTTTGCAATATCTTGAATATCATCTAGGACTATGCTTATATACTCTGGTCTTAAAATAAATATTTCTCTTTTTTTATTTTCTAAATTTTCTTCATATTGAAAGTTTGTGATAGGTCTGGTAATGTCATTTTCAGTGGTTAATCCACCAATAAAGTAATCATAATAAGTCGTTTCAAAATCAGCAGCTACTTCCAATCCAGCAGGTACAATAGTTACCTCATTACTATCTTTAACCTCTACAGTCTCATAATGGTGAAT